TTATTATTTGAATTAATACATATATCATTTTAATTTAACAAATAGATAAAAAAATATATTAATCTGATAACTTGTAAAGTGGCGATCTTACACCATATCCTAAAGAAGCTAGAAGACCATCAATAGGACCTTCACTATATATGTTATATATATCACGACTATTTAAATCATAATTATGAATACCTACTTTACTTAATAATCCATTAAATCCATATGTAGCTGTATTATCACCGCCTACAATTAATTTTCCTGTTTTATCCAAATTTAAATAATTTAACTGCTTTTTATTACCATCTGTTCCATCTTTATTATTTGTAGTTGAACTTACTAATTGTGCATCCATATATAAACTTATTGTTGCACCTTGATAATCATCTGATATTACTACCGCAATATGAACCCATCGTTGCATCGGTAAATAATCAAATGCTACTGTATTATCTGTTGAATCAGTTATCTTATCTATACTGTCAAGACTTTGTATCTTGTCAGTATCAGTAGATGGGAAATGTATAAGTAATTTTGAATCTTTTAATATAACAATAGGCGAATTAGATATTTTATCAATACCATCATCACCAATTGAAAATATATGTTTAGGTTTTCCACTTGCATTATTAACATCATTTACATAAACCCAAAATGTATAAGTTCTTCGATTTCCATTACCAGCAGATGGGAAATTTTCAATTAATATAGATGATTCAACATTGCCTTTAATTGGAAATTTAGTTTTTTCAATAATAATTGATTTTTTATTGAATACTGCATTTGCGATAAAATAATAAACAACTGCAACACATATAATAGCAATTACAATTACAGCTATAAGACCATATAATACACTGGGATTACTTAACATTTCAGTGGTTTTTTCAAAAGCAACCCCTAATTCTTCACTAACTTTAGCAGTAGTATTTGAAGCTATATCTTTAACACTATCAACAGCATTATTTGCTAATCCAGATACAACATTTACGCCTTTATCCGCGGTAGATTCTTCTTCACTATCTGTAGTTTGACGATCTTTTTCTTCTTTATCCGCCATAGCTATATACCTTTATTATATCATAATAGATATTTTCTTTTCAAGTTATCTAATATATTATTATCCATTTTAACAAATGCTTCTATATAATTCAAATCTAACATAAATTCGCGATATTTATGTATTATTTTACGATTTATTTTACGTTTTATATTAACTATATAATCTTCAACTAATATTGTTGATTTTTTTAAGAAATTATTTGGTATATCTTCAATACAAATTACTTTTATATATATAATTATTGGAGATTTAATATCATCTAAAGCATTCCAAAAACCTTTTTCATTTATTACATTATCATTTATTATTATTATTTTTTGTTTATTTGATTTATTAATACATTCCAATATAGATACTCGTGTTGCCATTATTATTTTTTGATGTAATTCATTGAAGTTTTCTACATATAATATTTCATAATCATTTAATTCAGTTTCATCAAAATTAATACTTACAAATATCAATTTCGCCATATAACCAGTGTAATTATATATATAAATAATATTAATATAGGAGATAATAAATATAAAGAAAATAAAGATTTATTTTCATCGACATATCCTATTGTTTTTAATTTTCCAGATTCATCAAACATTAAAGATGGTTCAAATAAATATAATATACTTAATATAACTATATATACTAACAAAGTTATTAATATTCTTAACATTTTATTTAACATTTTATTTTATTATAAACAAATGATCAAGTTATTTATTATCATATTTATTATACTTATTCTGTATCTTTTATTATTTAATAAATCGAAACTTATTGAATACCTAGATAATAAAAAATACTTCTTTTATATTTCCAAATCACCCAACTTATATTGCACACATAATATTCATCAAAGAAAAATTGGATATATATCAGATATTGATAAGAATTTTATTAATGCTATCAGTAAATCTTATCGTATTAAACCATCTAAACTTATTAAATTAAATCCAAAAGTTCCTATTTTTGATAATGTTGATTTTGGCATTATATCCGTTTCCAAAAATAGTAATATCTTTAATGTTATATCTGATTTTGATTTATTCATCTATTCATTTGATAATATTGATATTGATAGAATTAACATATTTATGGAAAATATTAAAATACAAGATGATTTTAATATTAAAGAATTTTGGAATTTTAATAAAAAAATAACTACAAATAAAACAACAGGATTATATATTGATTCTACTGAAAATTTTATTACTCGATTAAAAAGAGATCCGGAAATCGAAAATCCTAAATACCATTGTTATAATGATAAAACAAATATTAATAAACAATTATGTAATATGAAATACGATACATTTGGTAATATTAAAAATCCACAAACAATATGGGATAAACCTTGTGAAAAAAATGAAGATTGCCCGTTTTATAATAAAAATAAACAACATCAAACTCATAAAGGTAAATGTATTGATAATTATTGTGAATTACCAATCGGTGTTAAAAGATTAAGTTATACAAAATATGATGATTCAGGTATTGTTAATAAACCATTTTGTCATAATACCGAAGAATGTAATGATGATAGTGATTATGTTTTTGCTTAAATAATTACATTGTATTATAATAAAATTATGGAAACTATAATAAAAATTGTTATAATTTTAGTTTTAATAATAATTTATTTTATGACTATGAAAAATTGTATGGAAAACTTCGCTATTCTACCATATAATTCTAAATTAAATACTAGCAATAAATCAAACGCACTAAAAGATCGTCATCAAATTGATAGTATTGATATTGATATTAATACAAATGAAAATAGTTATTATTATGAATTTTCAAATGAAAAATATTTAGAATTACTTATTTCAATGTTTAATCCTTCTGCACCTGAAAAATACATCATTTTAAGAAATAATGAATGGCAAACTGAAATTGATTCAACTATTACAGCTATTTACAATAAAGCTTATCAATTTATTTCAAATAAAATTGCGGAAAATACACCTGATATACAAATTGTTCATGATCTTTTAATTCAATATAAAAAAGACGAAGAAAAACAAGAATACTTATTAGAAATCGATATGATATTATATCGCAATTATAAATTAAATGGAAAACACGTTAATTTCTTAATTTATGTTAATCATACAAGAGAAAGAGTTATTGATATTAATATTAAAGGTGTTGTTGGTGAAGATAAAATTGGCTTACATCCTATAGTTCCTAAAGATACTACTGATTATGTATCTTTTGAATCTATTGATAAATTAATCATAGAATGATTGATCATTATTATCATCACCTTTATAAATTACTACTGGATCATTATTATAATCATCATTATTATAATGATAATCATCATAGGATTTTATAATACCAGATTGTTTTAACATCATTGCTACTTCTTTATCATCCGAACTTAAACTTTCTAAAATATTAATTGCTTCTACTTTTAATTTTTCACGATAATCTGTTATTGATTTATTATATTCCTCCCGTGTTAAAATTGTTTTTGAACTTAATTTCTTTATTCTTTCAAAAATATCAGTATTCTTATCAGAATTGAAATGTGTTAAATATGTTGCACTTAAATATATATACATTTTTTTTCGTTTTGTTGTAAAATTAATATCATTACAACAACTATTTTCTAGTATAGCTATTTGATCATAAAAATATGATGAATCATCCAAACAACCTGCCAATAATAAAATCTTCAAATTATGAACTATATTACATTTATCTATAATAAATTTCTCTAACGAAAAATGATCCTTTGTATGAATAACATTCATCATAAAATCTTTTACACACTTTTTAACATAATTATTCAATAAACTTTGATTCTCTAAATATTTATTTATTTCATCATCGTCTATTTCTATATTATAATTATCAATATTATCATCTTCATCATCCTCATTTTTATATAATATTATATCATTATTCTCTATTTCTTCAGGTAAATATGTTGTTGCTTCCCAAGGTTTTTCGTTTTTTTCATAAGAAATTAACGTTTCATTATAATATGTTTGAATGTATTTTAAGTATTGATCAGTTTTTTTTATTATATCATTATAAGCTTCAAAATCTTGATTTAATAATTGAGGACAACAACCCGATATAAAATTATTTACACGACCTAAACTTTTTGGAACTATATATTTTAATGCTCTCACATAATTTATATATTTTATATCATTATCCGCATTCTTCAATTGTATTACTAATTTTTTATAAAACTTACTATCTACATCCTTTATTTTATCATAAATATCCTTTTCATACAATTCCTTCAATTCAAATAATTTATCTTTACAAGATTCATTTGTTAATATTAATTTCTTTAATTTCTTTTCTATATCTTTATCACTATGATAATGTTCTGTATTCGTTGATATATTCATAAAACAACATTTTATATAACTATATATTGATTTATTTTTTGGAAAAATTACTTTTAAATCACCCAAATGATCTTCTATTTTAATTGGTTCTTCATATTCATAAAAATAATTTATACATTCGTTATTTAATTGCAAATCTTCATATTGATTATTATAAAAATTAGTTTGAATTGTAAAATATAAATAAAATAACATACTCTCAATCCTCTTATTATCACTAAAATTATTCATATATTCTAACATTTCATCGATATCTATATTTAAATCATTACTTATCTCACTAATCATACTTTTTTCAAATAAATTTGTTTCATCTTCCACTTTTTGAGTTCCTATATTTTTTATTATATTTCCATAATCTGTATATTTTTCATTATGATCATCTTCGTCTTCATTATCTATTATTTCTATTAAATCTTTTTCAAAATTATATTCATTTTTAAATACTTTATCTCTATTATTACAAATTGGTATTAATTCATTTATTTCATTATTTTTATTATCCTTTAATTTTGTTAAAATTATTAATAATCTTTCAATTTCTTTCTTTTTTAAATAATTATTTGCATTATCATATACACTTTCTACATCTATATTATCATCACCTATATTTTTATATAAATCTTTTATTGAACTAAATATATTTACAGTTGTATCATTTAAATTTAAATTTATATCTGATAATTTATTTAATATCTCTATGATCTCTTCATTATCATAATTCTCTAAACTCTTTGTTATATATTTATTTATATCATCATCCCAAAATATTATATCCTTCAATTCATCTAATACTATTTTATTATCCTTTTTCTTTGGTTCTATACATCTCTCTATTCTATCATATTCATCATCTTGCATATTTTCTATGTCTTTTCCATATCTCTTCATCACATCATTTACATAATCAAAATCATTATCTTTAAATTCTAACTCTAATTCTTTAATTTCTAGTTGAATACTATGTAATTTAGAATATAAACTTTCCCGTATATTCGTCTTATATAAATATAATTCTTCTTGAATTAATTGTTTCGGTATATCACAACCTATTTTTAAATAATGATCTTTATTAATTACATTAATAAAATCATCAATGTAATTTACATCATCCTCAAAATTAAATGGATTATTAAATAATTTTATTAATAATTCTTCTTTATTTTTATAACGATTCTTATACATTTTTATATATTGTATTTCATCTCGAACATCATATGTAATATTATCTGATAATATATATACTTTTTCTAATTTATTTTTATTTGTTAAAAAATCATCAATATAATCATCAACAATTGCTTTTGATTTATATTCATTATCAAAAAAATCATTAAAATAATATTTTAATTCTTCTTTTGAAAATATATTAATCGCATTTTCTAACCTTGGAATATATTTTATTAATATTTCGGGTAATTCATCATCCATATTTTATCTTATTGTTTTAAAAAAGTTTCTTTTATTAAATGTAATTTATTTTCTATTATCTCATTACATATATTTTTCATTAAATTCATATAATATTCTTTTCCTTTTTCCTCATTTAATGTCATTCTTATTGTTAATACTTTTTCTAATGGATGTTTTACAATATAACCCACATACGTACATATAATATTATCTATCGTTTTCTTTTTTGGAATTACATAATTATTAAATACATAAGATTGAATTATATTCCCTATTGTATCATTTTCATCTGGTATATTAAAATCATATGTTAAATTATTATTTTCATATTTTTCTATTGTTGCTTTATCAATTAATGTTACTAATTTATTTATTAAAACATCAATTGCTTTTAATAACATATATTTATGACTTATTGTATTATTTATTAATTCAAATTCAAATATATATTCACCATCTATATAATCCCTCTCTTGTTCTATAATACTTTTCGTTTTTACAAATTCATTTTTTGGTTTGTTGAATACCGTTATACCAGAAATTATATTAAATGATGCATTCTTTCTTCCCGTTTCTTTAACCGCTTCAGCTTTTAAATGTAATTCTTCATTTTTACGCAATTTTGTTATCATTATTGGTGATTTAAAGAAATTCTTTATTTCTTTTCCATCCTGCTTTACAATTAAATTTTTTGTTGTTATTAATTTTATACCCTCTGTTTCAGAACAACTCTCATTTAATTCAATTTCAAACTTATTCTCGTCAAATATAAATTTATCATTATATTCTTCTGTAATATCCAATGGTATTAAAGCTATACGATTTGCTATAATTTCATTATTCAATACCGTTGTATTTTTTATAATATTTACAGTACTATCAATCCCATTCCCTATAAATCCCAATATTGGAATATCCATAAGTAATACACGTCTAATTCCATTTAATATAGATAAATCTACATCTTTCATTGTAAAACTTATTCTATTTGTTTTTTCATTATAATGAAACATTTATATTATTAGTATAAATTAATCATTTTTTATATAAAACTGTTATATTATTAATAATATTAAAAATGTTCTTATTTTATAGTGATTCTTGTAGTCATTGCACTATGTTAATAGAAACATTAAAAACTTTAGATAAACATAAAATAATTAAACTTATATCTATCGATTATTTAAAATCAAATCAAATTATCTTTGATCATAGAATCACTCACGTTCCTGCAATGTTATTACCTGATATTAATAAAATATTATTTGGTAAAGACGTTTTTGATCATCTATTATTACCAGGTAAAGGCATTTTATTAAATACTTCAAACACTAATCCTTCTAATCCTTCTAATCCTTCTGACCCTTCTGACCCTTCTGGCCCTTCTGGTATTGATTCATTTATTTCACAAAGTTATGAAAATATTGACGAAACTGATCAATATTTAACTGGACCTGTCACTATTTGGGAAAAATTAGATGAAAAAACTGAAAAAATAGAAATTAATAATAAACCTATTGGTAATATTGATACTGAAAAAAGTCATAAGCAATTACCAAGTCTTGCAGAAATACAAAAAATGCGTGAATCTGCACTTCATTAAAAACATAGTTTAGATATAAAGATATTGAATAAATATATTAAGTAAAATGACTACTTATATTTTTAATCAATATTTCTTAACATTTATTAAAACTGTTAAAAAAAATGCTAAACCCTTAAAAGAAAAAAAAGCTATTGCTAGAGATACATTAAATAAAATACACGCTTTTTATAATACTTTTGATAATAAATCTAATGACTATTTAAATTATTATTCTACAATATTTACCGATTTTATTACCAATACACTTGTTGATTGTAATAAAGACGAAATTGAAAAATGGTTTGAAGACAATCAAGATCTTAATATTCTTCAAAATATTCCACTTAAAAATATTAAATTTATTTTAAAAAAAACTACAATTTTACACCAATTTATATTAATTTTTCATTTATTTAAAAATACTGATCTTACAGAAGATAATATTAAAAATATTATGCAAAAACTTAAAGGCATCACCATTGAAGATGATATTATCCCTGAAAAATATAGAAAAATTGTTAATCGTATTGCAGAACTTGCTATTGAAAATAAAACCGGATTTTCTATGGAAGATATTGAAGATACTAGTATTGGTAAATTAGCTAAAGAAATTATGGAAGATGTTGATATTGAAAAAGTTAAAAAATCAATAAATACTGAAGGAGATATATTAGGTGCTTTATCAGATCCTGATAATGGTATTGGTAATTTAATTTCAGATGTTAGTCAAAAAATGGCAACTAAATTAAAAAGTGGCGAACTTAAACAAGATGCATTATTAAAAGATGCACTTAGTATGGCTGGTAAATTACCCGGAATGTCAGGTGGCGGTGGTAGTAATGATGGAACTCCTGATATTGGAAACATTATGAAAATGATGTCAGGTATGATGGGAGGTGGAAATATGCCCTCATCTCGTTCTGTTCAACGTAAAATGGATAAAAAAACTAAATTAAAAAAGAAATTAGATAGTAAAAATAAAGAATGAGTGTTTTTTGGTTAAATGATCCATCTGTATTATTTAAAGAAATACCAGATAATATCACTTTTATTGATAAATTAAATATTATCTTCTTAATTAGTATTCTCATTAGCATTATATTAGTTTTAATTAATAATTTTGAATTATCTTATTTAGCTTTAACCATTATTGTAGGTATTATAACTTTTATCATTTATGAACACAAATATGTTTATAATGTTGAAAATTTTAATTCAAAATGTATTATGTCATCCATTAATAATCCTTTTATGAATCCTAATGTTCTAGATACTAAATATTCAAAACCTTGTGATATTAATAATGCTATTTTAAATAAAAACTTTTATACAAATACATTTAGAGATGTTAATGACTTTTATGAAAGAGGTTTATCTGTTAGACAATTTTATACAGTAGCTGGAAAAACTATCCCAAATGATCGTGATTCACTTGCACAATGGTTATATAATACAAATGATAATAAAAAATCTTGCAAACAAGGTAATGATTCTAGATGCCTTAAAAATATCAATTTAGATAGAGATGATTTAAGATATGTTGGACAATTTTCATCTTAAAAATATTATAATTAACTAATACAAATAAAAAATAAACTATTACAAATAATAAATGTATAATAAAAATTGTGATATTTATAATGATTCTTGTTGGATGGAATCCAAAGATATAAAAAATAAAAATATTGACGATTATATGCACTATAATACTAATTTTATAGAATGTAAAGACCCTAATGTAAGAATGCCCACATATTATACTGATCATATTAATTTAAGACCAGCACCTCATCCAAATGTTGCCAATCATCCTGATAGTTGTCTAATTGATCAAGAAAGTCAATTAAGAAATGATAAAACAAAACAAACACGTGATCGTTGCAATATACAATTATTTCATAGAATGTTTCAAGCTTGTCCTAATTTACGTCCTGGTGTTGGAGATCCTGATAAAGAATTAGACGTTTTATCTGGTTCCAGTAGCTCACATATTTATGATAAATGTAATGAAAAAATAATGGAAAAACAAACATATCACCCTATTCCAATGTTAGATTGTGTTGCAGAAATACAACATCCTGAACATATTGTTCCACAATGGATTCGTGGTGGCGAAGATACACGTAATTATATTAATCGTAAAAGATTTCTTGAAAAATGTAATTAATTTTTTATACTTTAATTGTTATTTTTTTGCTTGATACAAAGTATTTATTCATTGGATCTTTCTTTTCTTTTAAATTCTACTATATTACATATATTATATCATAATTCACTTAATTTACTATAATTCACTTAATTCACTTAATTTACTATAATTCACTTAATTTACTATAATTCACTTAATTTACTATAATTCACTTAATTTACTATAATTCACTTAATTTACTATAATTCACTTAATTTACTTAATTCACTTAATTTACTATAATTCACTTAATTTACTATAATTCACTTAATTTACTTGATTTACTTGATTTACTATAATTAACTATAATTCACTTAATTTACTTGATTTACTATAATTCACTTAATTTACTTGATTTACTTGATTTACTATAATTCACTTAATTTACTTGATTTACTATAATTTACTATAATTCACTTGATTTACTTGATTTACTATAATTCACTTAATTTACTATAATTTACTATAATTCACTTAATTTACTATAATTTACTATAATTCACTTAATTTACTTAATTTACTATAATTCACTTAATTTACTATAATTCACTTAATTTACTATAATTCACTTAATTTACTATAATTCACTTAATTTACTATAATTCACTTGATTTACTATAATTCACTTAATTTACTATAATTCACTTAATTTACTATAATTCACTTAATTTACTATAATTCACTTGATTTACTTGATTTACTTGATTTACTTGATTTACTTGATTCACTTGATTTACTTGATTCACTTAATTTACTTGATTCACTTGATTTTAATTTTATTATTGTTTTCTTTATACAATACTTATCTTCCATTTCTTCATTATTATAACTTATTTCTAATTCAATTAGTGATATATTTTTATCTGTATATTTTCTTGATATATTTCTTTTTAGTGTTAATACACAATTTCTTGGTAATATAATTTCATCTTCTGAAATAACTGCTATTTTAGAATTATCAATATAAGGAACACCTTTACATAATTTAATTTTATATAAAACTTTTGATGCAAAATTATTTGCAATTTCTTCATCTTTTGATAAAGATATAAAATCATTAATTTTTATAGATTTATTTCTTGAAAAATCATATTCTTTTGACATACCTCTAAATAAAAAAAATTCGGATTTTCTTTTATTTACAATTGAATAATGCAAAAACATTTCATCAAAAATATTTGTTTGTTTTTTACCAAAATTTTTAATATGTTTTTTTATATTATTATCATCCAATATAAAATATTTTTCTTCTAATTCTTCAAAATATAAAGGATATATTACTTTATCGTTATGATCTTGATAATTATGTGTTAATCGTAAATATAAAAAATAGTTTTTATTATTAAATTCAAAATAAACTAATAATTCATTTGTATGTGTTGAATTATCATAATCAAAATATTCTTTAAAAGGTATTATTTTTTTTACACTTATATTTTTATTATTTATTGAGCATTTTATTAAATCATATAGATTTTCATTTATATACGAATCTATCAAATAATTAATATCAATTGATTTAATTATATTTTTATAATATGTATCACCATCTATTATATTAAATTCATTTTTAGATTCTATAATTTTAATATTAAAATTTTTTTTTAATTCTTCTGCAGATTTAAATGATTTATATTTTAAATCTAAATTTATTTCATTAATTGTAGTTTTCATATAATTATAAAAAGCGGTATAAAATGCTAAAGCTATTTTATATTTTCTATTTGAATCTTCAAATATATCATATGTTTTTAAACTTTTTAAATTTAATGAAGAAGTAGGATTTATATCGACTAATCCTATATTTATATCTTCATCCGCAAATAAAACATTTAAATCATCTTTTTTAATTAAAAAATCTACATTTTCTTCTTTTATTTCTAGTATAAAATGTCTATTTTTTAAATTATTTTGTAATTTTGATATTTTTTTTTCTTCAAATACAAATTTATTATTATTTATTAAAGGTAAATTTATATATTTAGTTTTATTAGATAACGTTTCTTTTTTTAATAAAATATTATTTATTTTTTTACATTTTACATATTTTATATTTTTTAATATTAAATTAATATCATAACCTGTTAATTTATTATCATATTCTAATATTATATTTGTATCTTTTAATAACAACCATTGATCATAATCAATTTCTTTTTGTTCTATAATATCAAATACTTTTTTAACAGTTTGTAATGGTTTAATTAATTTTTTTATAGGTTTTGGCAATGGAATTAATTTTTTTAAAGGTTTTAGTAATGGAACTATTTTTTTTGTAGGTCTTGGCAATGGAATTAATGTTTTTTTTGTAGGTCTTGGCAATGGAACTAATGTTTTTTTTACACTAATAGATAATATTTTTTTATATTTTTTTAATAATATTTTAAGTCTATTTAATGCTTCTTTTGCATCACATCTTTTATCTGGATCAATATGTATCATAGGAATAATAACAGTTTTTATAAAATCATTATAATATTTATTATTATTAATTTTTTTTATATGATAGATAATTTCAATAAATGTCATTCCTAATGAATATACATCAATCTTTGATACATATTCTTTATTAAATTTTTCTTTAAATAAATCTTTATTTTGTAAAGATTTTTTAATTAGTTTATCAATTTCTGTAGGAATATCTATAAATTGAGACATAAAATGTATATAAGATTTTTTATTGTATAAATCATAATTACATAGTATACTTTGACTATTAATATTAAAGTTATGTAAAATTAATTTTGAATATATTTTAAATTCTGGTGGAAAATAAGGATATGAATGTTGCAATAAATAATCATTTTCAATTGTACCAATTTTATTATAAGTCGTTAATAAACCAAAATCAATAATATATAACTTATTTAATTCAGAATTATATAAAATATTAGATGGTTTTATATCACAATGTATTAATTTTTGATCATTAAGAACAACTAAACCTTTTAATAATGGTAAAAATAATTCTATAAGATCATCAATATAAATATTATTTAAATTATTATTAATTAATTTAACTAAATCTATTCCTCCATTATTATAAATTAATTGATGAATATTAGTTGCTTCTTTTAAATCAATTAAATTACATTTATTAATATCATCATTTTCTTCAATATTTTGTATGTTAACAATACAATCACCAAAATAACGAACAGACCATTTACCTTCTTTATCTAATTTATGTATTTGCTCTGCTAATTCTTTTTCTTCTTCCATTGTAGCTTTATTTTGAAATATTTTACCAATTTGTGATTTATTTGTTTTTTTTTTACATTTTAATGGTGGTGTAAATACACAACCATAAGTTCCTTCTGCAATATAAGACATTTATTACATTAGTCGAAAAAAATAAATACAATTAAAAAATATTTAAGTATTTATATTTAAAATAATTAATATTTTGATATATAAATAAATTATATACAAATAAACCTTTATTTAATTAAACTATATAAAAACTTAATTAAAACAATTAAATACAACTAAGATGGCTGAAACCTTTTCATTTGATACTGATATTTCAGCACTTTTAAAACTTATTATTAATAATTTTTATTCTAATAAAGATATATTTTTAAGAGAACTTATTTCAAATGCTAGTGATAGTATAGATAAATATAATCACTTTTGTATTATTAACAAACCCGAAAATAAAGTAGATAATTGTATTACACTTCTACCTGATAAAGAAAAAAAAACACTTCATATTATCGACACTGGTATTGGTATGAATAAAGAAGAACTTATTAAAAATATTGGAACAATTGCTAATTCAGGAACTAAAGCATTTATGGAAAAAGTTAAAGATAGCAACTTAATTGGTCAATTTGGTGTAGGTTTTTATTCAGGATTCTTAGTATCAAACGAAATTTCTATTATTACAAAAAAAGCAGATTCAGGATATTTTAAATGGACTTCCGATGCTGGAGGACAATATGTTATTGAAGAACTCACTCAAGATAATCTTAAAGAACATATTCATCCTGATTATAATCTTACACAAGGAACTATTATCAAATGTTCTTTATTAGATGAAGTTACAGATAAATATACTGATATTAATAAATTAAAAGATATTGTTAAAGAACATTCACAATATATTAATTATCCTATAAAGGTTTTTATAAAAAAAGAAGAAACAAAAGAAGTTGAAGATGAAGAAGCTTCTTTAGAAGAAGATGTTTCAGTTACCGAAGGTTCTTCTAATATTGATTCATCAAATTTAAATGATGTTACAATTGAAGATGTTGAAGAAAAACCTAAGAAAATGAAGAAAATTACGGAAACAATCAAAGAATTTCAATTAATAAATGAAACTAAACCAATTTGGACACAATCAAGTAATGAAATTACTGAAGATGATTATAATGGATTTTATAAATCATTATCAAATGATAATGAAAAACCTTATACATATAAACATATTAGTGGTGAAGGACAAATAGAATATAAAGGTATTTTATATTTACCTAAAAAAATTAAGAATAATGTATTTGAAAGAGGTGTAAAACAAAATAATATTAAATTATATGTTCGTAAAGTTTTTGTTAGTGATAATAGCGCAGTATTATGTCCTGAATGGCTTCATTTCATTTCAGGTGTTATCGATACTGATGATCTACCTCTCAATGTTTCACGTGAAATTTTACAAGAAAATAAAGTTATTAAAGTTATTAAGAAAGCAGTGGTTAAGAAAAGTATTGATATGTTAAAATCCGCTATGAATGATATGGATAATTATCTTAAAATCTATAAAACTTATCAGAAAAATATTAAACTTGGAGTTTATGAAGAAAGCGGAGATCGCGAACGAGTATCAGATCTTTTAATGTTTTATTCTGCTAATTCACCCGATAAAATGATCACATTTGATGATTATATCACCGCAATGAACGAAAATCAAAAACATATATATTATATCTCTGGTGATAATATGGATATACTTAAAACATCTCCATTCTTAGATCGCTTTAAGAAAAATGATCTTGATGTTCTATTTATGACCGACCCTGTTGATGAATATATGTGTCAAAGACTTATGCAATATAAAGAATGCACTTTAACTTGTATCACTAAAGGAGATATTGAATTACCCAATACTACAGATGCCGATAAAGAATTAATGAAAAAACAAAAAGAAGATTATAACACACTTTGCGATTATATTAAACGCACTTATACTAATTTTAGTGATGTTAAAATTACAAATAAAGTTGCAGAATTACCTTGTATTGTTTCTTCACCTGAAAATGGATTTTCAGCTAATATGGAGAAAATAATTAAATCACAAACATTAGGACAAACTAATAATACTAATGGTATGTTAAATAAAAGAGTTTTAGAAATAAATCCTTTACATCCTATTATTAAGAAAATTAAAAATATTAATGATACTGACGAATATAAATCTTTAAGAGATTTATTAGATCTTGTTATTAATAGTGCTTTACTTTATTCAGGTTATCAAATTATTAAACCTGTCGATTTCTCTAAAAAAGTTCTTAATGTTGTTATGCTTGGTATGGAAATTACTGATGAAGAAGAAGAAATTATTGAACCTATTAAATCCAAAGATCCTTTCAATGAAGTTGAAACAATTGATATGACTAATGTTGATTAAATAATATTTTATAATAAGAAAATAAGAAAATAAGAAAATAAGAAAATATGAAAAATGTTATCTTATTATTAGTTTTTATTGGAATCTTAGTTATAGTTCAAGGCTATTATGAAAATAAGATTAGTTCCGTTAAAAAACAAAAGACTATTACTAAATATGTACCTTTACACACATATGAAGGAAAAATGAATGGAGCTGAATCAATTGATAATCAATTTAAAAGTTCTTATGAGAAAATTATAAATACAAATAATAAAAATGTATAAACTATTCACATCTACACCTATTGAATTTAAAAAACACTGTGTTACATTTAATAACAATAAACAAGAAGAATTAAATACTCTTCTCAATTTACGTGATTCATATATTACAAATATATCATCCAAAAGACTAGATTATGATACTCAATATGATGATTATTTAACTAAATACTTAAATACAAATGATTATATTGAAAAAGTTAATTTATTTAAAACATTTTATCCAATTAAAAAACCTGAATTCGATATTTATACTTACCAAAATTATTTTGAGTTAAAAGAACTAAAAGCAACAAGTGAAACTAATGAATCAGATGAAAATTAATTCTAAATTTGAATTTCAATTTATTCCTTTTATTTTATCATTTATCGTTGGTGTCATTTATATTGTTATTACTAACAATACGAAAGAAAAAATAGTTAAAACACCTACACCATTCTCTAAAAATCTTTATTCAGATTTTGATGGTGAATGTTATAGGGTTGATGTTGTTGAAGCACAATGTCAAGGGACTGAACAAGAATTCAATCTTGCTATTTAATTTTTTAAATTATTTTTTTTTAATTAGAATATGCTAATCCACCCATACCACTTAATATACGAAGCACATTAAAATTTACTGCATATATATACAATAATCCTGATTCTTTACTATTTATTTGCAACTGGGCTGTATCAATACGAGACATATTTAATGTTCCTGATGGTTGATGTTCTTCCGGTTTTAATGCAAATGAATATAAATTAATACCTTTATTATTCGGTATATTTGTATGATGTTGATATGGTTGTACCAATGAAAAATATTCACCTGTTCTTTCTGCAAAACGATCATTTCCGTTTAATTGCAGTTTAGCCGTTGAAATTAAATTCTCTTTATTTTCATTATTATTTGTTGCATTTGTAAAATTATTCCAATTGATATTAGAACCATTATTTCCTTCTGGTCTTATAAACCATACAAGTTCTTTACAAGGATGATTGAAATTTAAACGTGATGATTTTATTGTTCCTGATGTTATACTTTCTTCTCCCGTAAATTGCAATTGTTCTATAAGATATTCGTGTGATAATTGTGCAAATCTTTTACGTTCATCTGTATCTAAGAAAATATAATCAACCCACAAAGTTGCACCAAATGATTCAAAATTATTTACATTATTTTCTATTGTAGTTGTAGTTCCATATATTATATCATCTGTATTTGTTGCTCTAATATCAGACATTGAATTAAATTCAATATTAACTTTTACTTCGTGATATTGTAAAGCTATTAAAGGTAATGCTAAACCTACATTACGACAAAACCAAAATTCAAGAGGTATATATAATTCTTCTGTTTTATTTTCTAATTTAATTGATCTATTTTCTTTATTACCACCAACCATTGAATAATATCCTTCCTTTTTTCCTTCATCTATTGTAAGTTCATTCCATATATACATCCATTCACCATATTGTTTATCAATACGTTGTCCTCCTATTTCTAATTCTACGTGTTTTATCATTTTATATCCATAAAATGGTTGAAGATATATTGGATTTGAATCTACTTTTACTAACACTTGTAAATATAATTTATGAATTAAATCACCATTACGAGATATCTGACAAGTAATACGATTCCCTAATTCTGCATTACCATTAAATGTTTGTTGTATTGATTCTAATGAAAAATTAGTATGACGACGATAAACTGTTTTAAAAAAAGTTATTTGAGGATTTCCAGTAAGATAAACATCTTGAGCACCATAAGCTACTAGTTGTAATAAACCACCACCCATTTATTTAAAAATATATATTTATTTATAATATATTCATTTATGATTATGATATTTTACTATATTTAAAAATTAAAATATTATAAAATTAAAATGCTATTTAATCATAATTTTAAAAAACCTAATATGTGTTTTATAATACCTGATAAACAATGGTATTATAATGAAGATATGCTTATTACTAAACAATCTAATATTGAACAAATATTTATCAATGGTATTGAAAATACTTTATTATTATCTTCTATTTTTATTTGTTATTCAGTTATAACAGGTAATCATTCCTATTTTGTTAATAAATTAAATAAATTATCATCTAAACTTATGAATTTTAATAATTATTACTTTCAATGTGCTTTAACTAGTTCAATTATTTCATTATTTTTAGGGGTTAATACCGCATTAGGATATCCTAATATGATAAATAAAAAGAAATAAGTTATTATATATTTAGTTAGAATACGCAAGACCACCCATACCACTGAGGATACGGAGGACGTTGTAGGAATGAGCATAGATTTTGACTTCACCTGTTGCTTCTGAAATATCAGATATCTTAAGTTGAGCAGTATCAATACGAGACATATTTAATGTTCCGGATGGTTGATGTTCTTCTGGTTTTAATGCAAAAGAATATACATTGATATTGCAACCACTGTCTGGGATATTGGTATGATGTTGATAAGGTTGAACGTGAGTAAAATACTTTGTATCACGTTCCGCAAAACGATCATTACCGTTAAGCATGAGTTTAGTTTTTCCTAATACTTTTTTAGTCGTTTCTTGCCATATTAATTCTTTAACCGGATGATTGAAAGATAATTTAGCAGAAAGATTAGAGCTATTTATTGATTCTCCACCTGTGAATTGCACTTGTTCAATAAGGTATTCGTGAGATAATTGAGCAAAACGACGACGTTCGTCAGTATCTAAGAAGATGTAATCAGCCCATAAGGTGGCATCAGAGAAACCTGTAGAACTAAATTCAATATTGATTTTAACTTCGTGATATTGTAAAGCAATTAGCGGTAATGCTAAACCAATATTACGGCAGAACCAGAATTCAAGAGGAACATATGCTTTGGTATTCGGAATGGGGTCAATATTAGAAGTTGCTTTTATCATTTCATTATAACCATCTTCTTTTCCTGCAGGTAAAGTAAGTTCGTTCCAGATTTTCATCCAATCTCCGTATTGGCGATCTATTAATTGACCTCCAATTTCAACTTCTACTTTGGCAATACAGTCACGACCATCTGTTAAATGATCATCTGATGGATTTGTAAAAACTACATATAATTTATGAACTAAATCACCATTACGTGAGATTTGGCAAGTTACACGTTTTCCAATACCAGGGGTTCCGTTAAAAGTTTGTTGTATAGACTCAATAGAGAAGTTAGTATGACGACGATAAACTACTTTGAAGAAAGTGATCTGAGGGTTGCCTGTAAGATAGACATCTTGGGCACCATAAGCTACAAGTTGAAGTAGACCTCCACCCATTTTTAATATAAGCTAAGAAAATAATTTTTTATATATTAGATTTATTTTTACTAATATTTTATATAAAAATAATTTGAATGTTGATTTAGTTAGAATACGCAAGACCACCCATACCACTGAGAATACGGAGAACGTTATAGGAATGAGCATAGATTTTGACCGTTCCATCAGTTGCATCTGTTAATTGAAGTTGAGCAGTATCAATGCGAGACATATTAAGAGTTCCAGATGGTTGATGTTCTTCCGGTTTTAATGCAAAAGAATATACGTGGATATGTTTTGTAGCATTTGGTATATTGGTATGATGTTGATAGGGTTGAACCAGAGTAAAATAAGCTTCATCACGTTGTGCAAAACGATCATTACCGTTAAGCATAAGTTTGGCTTTTCCACAACTACCAGTATCACCTTTCCATATAAGTTCTTTAACAGGATGGTTGAAAGATAATTTAGCAGATAATTTACTAGAAGCTATAGTTTCACCACCTGTGAATTGCACTTGTTCAATAAGGTATTCGTGAGATAATTGAGCAAAACGACGACGTTCATCAGTATCTAAGAAGATGTAATCAGCCCATAAGGTGGCATCAGAGAAAGGAGTATCACTAAATTCAATATTGATTTTAACTTCGTGATATTGTAAAGCAATTAACGGTAATGCTAAACCAATATTACGGCAGAACCAGAATTCAAGAGGAACATATGCAGCTGTAGAAGCTGTTGCTTTAATCATATCATCATATCCTTGTTTCTTTCCTTTTGGTAAAGTAAGTTCATTCCAGATTTCCATCCAATCGCTATATTGACGATCAATTAATTGACCACCAATTTCTACTTCTACTTTTTTAATGCATTTACGAGCATCATTAATATTTGCTGTGTTTGTAAAAACTACATATAATTTATGAACTAAATCACCATTACGAGATATTTGGCAGGTTACACGTTTGTCAGGTTGAGCATTTCCGTTAAAAGTTTGTTGTATAGACTCAATAGAGAAGTTAGTATGACGACGATAAACTACTTTGAAGAAAGTGATCTGAGGGTTGCCTGTAAGATAGACATCTTGGGCACCATAAGCTACAAGTTGAAGAAGACCTCCACCCATTTTGTATTTATTATTAATACAGAAAAAAAATAATTTGTTAATATATTTAGTTAGAATAAGCAAGACCACCCATTCCACTAAGAATACGAAGCACATTGTAATTCACAGCATACATATTAAGAGTTCCTGCAGCAGAACCAGAAGCAGTTCCGACAATAGCAGTTGCTGTATCAATACGAGACATATTAAGAGTTCCAGATGGTTGGTGTTCTTCCGGTTTTAATGCAAAAGAATATACGTGGATATTTGTTCCATCAGGAATATTTTCGTGGTGTTGATAAGGTTGAACGTGTGTGAAATATTTGGCATCACGCTTAGCAAAACGATCATTACCGTTAAGTTGAAGTTGGAAATCTGTAGTTGGTAAATTACTGAAATCAGTATCAGTAGCTTCTCTATTAACCCATACTAATTCTTTAACAGGGTGATTAAATGAAAGTTTGGATTTTGTTGTTGTAGCACCTGCTGCAATTGATTCACCACCAGTAAATTGAACTTGTTCAATAAGGTATTCATGGGATAATTGGGCAAAACGACGACGTTCGTCAGTATCTAAGAAGATATAATCAGCCCATAATTCTACATTTGAAACAGTTGCACCGTCACCAAGTGCTGTTTTTGAACCTAATGTAAGATTGATTTTAACTTCGTGATATTGTAAAGCAATTAATGGTAATGCTAAACCAATATTACGGCAAAACCAGAACTCAAGAGGAACATATACTGTGTTTACATTTGTATCACCACCATTATAATTAACCATTGTTTTAAAACCAGTTTCTTTACCTTTAGGAAGTGTAAGTTCATTCCAGATATTCATCCATTCACCATATTGACGATCAATCATTTGACCACCAATTTCAACTTCTACTTGTTCAATGAGTTTATGTCCAACCTTTTTAACACTATTAGTTCCTGCTTTCACTTTAGCTTGTAAGTATAACTTATGAACTAAATCACCATTACGGGAGATTTGGCAAGTTACACGCTGACCTAAGGTAGCATTTCCATTAAAGGTTTGTTGAATTGACTCAATAGAG